AGCGCCAAAATACCCCCGAGGAAAAATCCAAATCGGGGATGAAAAAATAAATCAAAGACGCGCGGGACACGCACGCGTATCACGGACACAAAGCACGGGCAGGTGAACGGCCATGACCAAAGAGGAGAAGTACACAGCTCAGATGAAGGCTCTCGGGATCTGGGAGCCGGCGTTCGCTGCGACGGTCCACGATCTGGCTGTCCTGGAACGTGAACAGGCCAGAACACGGAAAGCCTGGAAGGAAACAGCGGAAGCCGGCGCCGCGCCGTCACCGCTTGACCCGCATTACGCGCTGATCCTGCAGCAGGACCGGATGATCCAGACGCTCCGGGAATCCCTCGGCCTGACGCCGAAGGCCCTACGCCGGATCCGGTCGGATTTCGGCCAGGATAACGGAGAAGGAGAAAGCAAGCCGGCTACCGTTCTGCAGCTCATCCGCGAGAAGCGTGATAAAGCAATATGATAGGTTCGCAGGAACCACGCATCCGGATCGAGCCGGAGCGGGCCGGATCCGACGGCCCGGACGCCGGGCTTATGATGAGCGAATACGCATTTACGCTGGATCTATGGCAGCAGAGCGTTCTCGACTGCTGGCTCGGGTATGATCAGAACAGAAATTACAACGTCACATCCGCAGGGCTCGCAACGCCGAGGCAGAACGGGAAGAATGGCATCCTGGAGGCGCTCGAATTCTACTGCATGACCATCAACGGAGAGAGATTTCTGCACACAGCGCACCAGGTCAAAACGGCGAAAAAGTCTTTCCGGCGGATCGAGGCAATATTCACCGATAAACGGCATCCGGAGATCATGGATCTCGTCCGGAATATCCGGTATACAAACGGCGAGGAATGCATTGAACTGGAAAACGGAGGATCCGTAGAGTTTTCCGCCAGGTCCAGACAGGCAGCCCGAGGCTTTGACAAGATCTCCCGTGTGATTTATGACGAAGCACAGGAACTGACGGACGATCAGGTTGAGGCAACCATGGCAACCCTGTCGGCATCGGACACCGGCACGCGGCAGATCATCTTGACCGGCACGCCGCCGTATCCGGGATGCCCGGGAGAAGTCTTCCGTCGCCGGAGAATAATCTGCCTCATCGATAAAGGACCGTTTGACGCCTGGCATGAATGGAGCGTCGATGCAAAAAGCGTGGACGAGATCGCAGTACAGGATAGGAAACTCTGGTACTTCTCAAATCCGGCGATGGGGAAAAGGCTCACGGAAGAATTCACAGCCGAGGAGCTGAGGACGCTGTCGAAAGACGGCTTCTGCCGGGAGCGGCTGGGATGGTGGTCTCCGGTCCTGGAACAGAGGACGGAATACGCAATCGATAAAACCGTCTGGGACAGCTGCCGGTCCGAAGAACCGAAGCCGGAAGGAAAAACAGCTTACGGAGTGAAGTTCACGGCGGACGGCGCGGAGGTTTGCCTCTGCGGGGCGGTGATCCGGGCGGACGGAAGTGCAAGGATCTCCATGATCAGCAGGGAGCAGACGGGACACGGCCTGAAGTGGCTGGCCGATTTCCTGAACGAGCGCTATGAGAAGGCCTCCTGCGTTGTGATAGACGGCCGGAACGGCGTGGATGTGCTGGTGGAGAAAATCAGCGACACCTGGCGCTACAAAGGATCGGTGATCCGGCCAACGGCAAAAGAAGTGATCGCCTCAGTGAGCGTCCTGACAGCTGCGCTGACAGAGAAGACGGTGGACTGGTTCGCAGGACAGGAAGAGCTGCGGGACAGCGCCATCACATCGGTCAAGCGGCCGATCGGAGGCGGCTGGGGCTTCGGCGGAGACAATTCAGGGCCAATCGAGGCAGCTGCCCTGGCACTCTGGGGAGCAAAAACATGTAAACGGGATCCAAACAGGAAGATGAGGATAGGGTGATCAGATTATGATTTTCAACATCGCGCCGGGCAGCATCAACGGGCTGACAGACTATGAGAAGATAGCATTCCAGGAACTGCTGCAGATCTACGAGTACCATCATGCGAAGAATGCGGAGAAGGACAAGTATTACGAAGGCAAAATCAGTCTGAACTCGGTCAACCTCGGCATTGCGCTGCCGCAGGGGCTTCAGGGCCTCGAAATCGGATGTGCCTGGGGCGCAAAATGCGTGGATGTACTCGCAGCGCGTTCCATGTTTGACGGCTTCGTCGGCATGAACGGCGAAGAGGTCGCGACACTCGACGGAATCGTGCGGGACAACCGACTGATTGCGGAATATATGAAGGCCTGCCGGGACGAGCTGAAATACGGCTGCACCTTCGCCACGCTGAGCGCGGATGATCAGATCAAGTGCAAAATCCGCTTCCACAGCCCGCAGACGGCTGCGGCAAAATGGAACGGCGAAAAGGGCAGAATCGACTATGGCATGGCCATTATCGACACGGCACCGGACGACAAGGACGCAACGCTCTGGATCCCTTCGATCATCAACCTGTATCTGGACTATGCGGTGATCGTCTTCAAGCGGGAATGCAATCTCTGGAGCTTCACAAGGCTGCACCATAAGATGGGCCGGCCACTGATGGAGCCAATGATCTGGAATGCGACCAGCGCAAAACCGTTCGGACGCAGCCGGATCAAAGAGCCGATCCGGAGACTCATCCAGGGATATGTGCGCACGATCGCAAATGCGACCATCGGCCTTGAATTTGCCACCAGCCCGCAGAAATACCTGCTGGGCGTGACAGATGAGCAGTATGATGTGCTGATCAGCCAGAAGTTCAAGCAGTATGTCGGGAACATCCTGGCTGCGACAACGAACCCGGACACCGGCGAGAAGCCGAGCTTCGGGCAACTGAACCAAGGCAGCATTTCTCCGCATGTGGAGATGATCCGGATGCTGGCAACGCAGTTCTCCGCAGCAACAGGCCTGACGGTCACCGATACCGGCGTGGTCAGCGAGGCGAACCCAACAAGTTCCGACGCGATCCTCGCCCAGAGTCAGACCCTCGTGGCCATGGCTGAGCAGCTGAACACCGGAAACGGCAATGCGCTACGCACTATCGCACTGATGGCGCTTGCAATCGCGAACGACACAACGCTGGACAAACTCAGCGACGAGCAGAAAGATGTGATTGCGCACTTCAAGAATCCCGCAATGCCATCGGTGGCCGTCACGGCAGACGCTGCAATCAAACTGGCGTCCGCGAGGCAGAGCTTCGCTCAGACGGACACGTTTTTGGAGATGGTCGGTTTCGACCAGGCTGATATCCGGAGGATTAAAGCCCAGGAGATCCGGGCACGAGGCCTTCTCGGCCTGGACGAGCTGGAGGAAGAGCAGGGTGAGAATGAATGATCTTCCCGGAGAGCGGATGGATTAAATACATCAACACCCTCGCGGCGATCAACAAAACCGCAGCGCAAAAGTTCGTTGCATATCTGAACACGCATGATATCAACTCTACCGCAGGAAAGAAGGCTGCCATTGATTACGCTTATGGGCTGGCAACCAGGTACGGAGAAATGGCGGCAGCTGCATCCTGCGAGATGTACGATGCGGTAGCAGAAGCGTCCGGAGTTGTCCTGCCGGCAGCAGAGCCGGCTGCGACGGCAACCTATGGCGAAGTTGCGAAGATGTACAACGGCATGAAGAAGCAGAACCAGAGCAACGAGACTATGGGAAACGGAGTCGGCCGACTGGTAAAGAGAGCCGGAGCGGATACCACGCTGAAGAATGCGCTCCGTGACGGAGCGGAGTTCGCCTGGGTGCCGCACGGTGATACCTGTTCCTTCTGCATCATGATCGCATCCAACGGATGGCGGAAAGCATCGAAGAAAACGATCAAAGGAGATCACGCGGAACACATTCACGCAAACTGCGACTGCACCTTCGCGATCCGTTTTGACGGGAAAAGCAAAATCGAAGGGTATGATCCGGATAAGTACCTGCGGATGTACGAAAACGCCGAGGGCGATACATGGGAAGAGAAGTTAAATTCCATGCGCCGGGACGATTATGCTCAGAATGCTGATAAAATCCGAGCACAGAAGCGGGAAGCATATGAGCGAAGAAAAGAATTGTCAGCAGACAATTCCGGTGGTATAATCCGCGGCGATGGAGGATCAGGAACAGGAAATCACAACATTTTCAGGAATGAGGATTTACCAAACGGGTTGCCTATAAAAGGGCAACCAGATTCAATAGCGGACAAGGTTGACGAACAAGGAAAGGTATTGCAAAGAAGACTTTATGGACCCGATGGGATGGCGGCTATAGATTATGATACAGGCAATCACGGAGACCCATTGAAACACCCAACAGGTGCGCATAAACATGTTTTCGATCACAACAAGAGGAATCCACATGGAAAACCACAGCCGCTTACTGAAAAAGAACTCGAAGAAAACAACGATATTATTCAGATAGGGGTGAATTATTTTGACGAAAAATGAATTCATTTGGAAAATAGAACACGGCGATGATATTATGTTCAATATTAATGGTCGAAAATTTGTGATATTCACATGGGATGATGAAGGTATCAGAATTGTTGAACAGAATTCAAACTCTGAAGGGTTAGTGTACAAAGAAGCAAATGAATTGGTTGATAAATTCCTTGTTGACGGAATTCCGTTAAGGGAAGTAGTTGGGGATATTACCATTACAGCCTATACTCTCGTGAGAGAATAAAAAACTAAACAGATAAGCACGATGCAGACGCACCGTGCTTTTTCTATGCCCAAAAGGAGACCGTCATGAAAGCAGCTGCCTACGCGGCTACAAAAAACCTGTATCCGGACCTGATGCCATCCATCAAAGCGCTGATGAAAAACAGCGATGTGGAGAAGATCTATCTGGTGATCGAAGATGACGACGTCGGCTACTGGCTCCCGCCGGAATGCGAGATCATCAACGTCCGGGATCAGAAGTGGTTCAGCAGGAAAAGCCCGAATTATGAGAGCCCATGGACGCATATGGTCCTGATCCGGGCGGTTTATTACGAACTGTTCCCGAAACTGGACCGGATCCTGTCGATCGATGCGGACGCTTTCGTGCTGGAGGACATCAGCCACCTGTGGGATCTGAACATGGACCGATATTTCCTGGCGGCCGTGCGAGAGACCAGTGAGCTGGATTCGGCGGAATTCCATTACTACAACGTCGGCGTCATGATGCAGAACCTCGACCTGCTGCGGCACAGCGGGAGAGGGGAAGAGGTCAAGAGAACGCTGCAGAAGCGGAAATGGAAGTACCCGGAACAGGATGCCTTCAACGCGGTCTGCTCGGGAGGAATCCTCCGGCTGCCGCAGGAGTACAATGCCGGCCGAGGGACCGCACCGTATGGCCGGGCGGTCATCCGGCACTTCATGGGCGAGCAGAAAACCTATCGGACGACAGAGATCTATCACAGATTTCTGGAAATGCCATGGTCGGAGGTGAGACCGTGAAAATCCTTATCCATGCCAGCCCGAGGCGGATGTGGTATGTCGAGGACTTCCTGATGCCGGAGCTGCGGAAGCAGGGCGCCGAGACGATCGACGTGTTTGTCGACCGGGTGAAACTGGGAAACCTGGACGCCTGTATGCAGTCGTTCCGGCACTGCGAGGGATACGGCGGCACCTGGCACATCCAGGACGACGTCCTGCCGTGCAGGGACTTTGTGCAGCGATGCCAGGAATATGAAAGCGACGGCGTTGTGTACGGATTCTGCAATGAACAGTTCCTGGACGATCCGGAGATGACGGGCAGGGTCAGCGTTTCCAACGTATGGCACAGCTTCCAGTGCGTCCGGATTCCGGACGCCTATGCCAGGGAATGCGCGGAATGGTTTTATTCCAACGGCTGGCACAAGAGCACGCTGCCGGAACTTGTCATCCTGAGAGGCCAGCACAGAGGAGATGACACCTTCTTCCGGGAGTTCCTGAAACTGTGCCACGGAGACGAAAGCTTTACCAACGCGGCGCCGAACCTGGTCGAACATGTCGACTGGATCATCGGAGGATCGATCATAAGCCCGTGGAGAGGCTATCTTGCCAGGGCGTATTACTGGGAAGACGAGGAACTGGTAAAGGAACTGAAGGAAGCCGTCAAAGGCAAAGTCAAGTATGAGTAATCACCTGCAAAACACGCAGTTGATAATAAAAAACTGTCCGCGGGACGTAAAACCGCAACGGTATGGGATGCGACCCCGTAAAAAGCGTAACCGGGAAAGGAAAACAATGAAACGCACAGACATCACCGATCTGTTCCCAGATGCACCGAAAGAGAGCATCGACAAAATCATGAGCATGAACGGCGCGGACGTCAACGCCGCAAGAGCGGAAGTCGAAACTCTCAGGCAGCAGCTCGCGGAGGCCGAAAAATTCAAGGAATCCGGCGAGAAGCTGCAGAAGGCACAGCAGCAGATCAGCCAGCTCACAAGCGAGCTGGACGGCATGAAGACCGCAGAGACCATCCGCCTGATGCGGGAAAAGGTCGCCGGCGAAAAGAAGGTCCCCGTACATCTGCTGACCGGGGAAACGGAGGAGGCCTGTGCGGAACAGGCTGATCAGATACTCGCCTTCGCAAATAAAGGAGGGTATCCGCAGATTCGAGATGGCGGTGAGACAAGCAGCCCGCCAAATACTTCAACCCGCGATCGATTCGCGGCATTTATGTCAGATAAAATCTGAGAAAGGATGTAAAAACAATGAGCGACAATATCAGCACCAACCGCAGCGCCATTACGCTGCCGCCCGATCTGTCTCAGGAGGTCCTGCAGAAGGCGATGGGCGAAAGTGTCATTATGAAGCTGGCACAGAAGCAGACCATTCCCGGACGCGGCGTTACCATTCCGACGATCACCGGCGATCCGGAAGCCTACTGGGTGGAGGAAACCGACAGCAAGCCTGTTTCCGCACCCGGCCTCAGCCAGAAGAACCTCAAGCCGTACACTCTGGCAGTCATCGTTCCGTTCTCCAACCAGTTCCGCAGGGATCTGAGAGTCCTTTATGACAACATCGTTGCCAGACTGCCGGGTGCACTTGCCCTGAAGTTTGATAAGACTGTCATCGGCGCTGTTGCCAAACCCGGCACCAATTTCGACAACTTTGCTGCCTGCACAGCGCAGAGTCTTGTCCCCGGTGTCGGCCATACGACCTATGCGGGCCTTGTTGCGGCAGATGCAGACATCGCAGAAAACGGCGGTCTGCTCAGCGGCTTCGCGTTCAGCCCTGCCGGCCGTAGCATGCTCCTGAATGCGGTAGATAAGAACGATCGGCCCATCTTCATCAACTCCGTTGCGGAAGGCGCTCCGGACCGGCTGCTGGGCGTTCCCGCAGTATTCGGCCGCGGCGTGTACAAAGCCGGCACTCCAGCAGGCGTGTCCGATGCAGGAGCTCCGGCCATCGTCGGCGTCGCCGGTGACTGGACGCAGGCCATCTACGGAATTGCGGAGGACTTCGATCTCTCCATCTCCGACCAGGCCACGCTCACCTATGTTGACGGAAACGACCAGACCGTGACCATCAACCTCTGGCAGCGCAACATGTTCGCCGTCCGGGCTGAGTTCGAGGTCGGCTTTGTGGCAGACACCAACTGCTTCAACCTGCTGACCGGCGCGACTCCGGAAGCCTGATGATTAAGTTCATCAACAAAATTACCGGGAGCGACATGTGGGTGCATGAGTCCAGAGTGGACGAATACATCGCGGCGGGCCACAAGCTCGCCGCACCGCCCCCGGTTCCGGAGAAAAAGCCGGCAAGGAAGAAAACCACAGAAAAGAAATGAGGTGAGCTCATGCCTGCAGGTGCAACAACATACGCCAGCGTAACAGACGTGCAGGCCCGCATGACGCGGATTATGTCCAATGCGGAGCAGACACTCTGCGGAACCCTGCTGGAGGACGCGGCGGTCATGATTGACGCCTGCGCAAGCGGCGCGGCCGCAGACGCGAAAAAAGTCGTATCCTGCCGCATGGTGATCCGTGCAATGGGCGACGGTTCCGACAGCGGAGTGCCGATGGGCGCAACGCAGGGGAGCCAGTCCGCGCTCGGATACTCGCAAAGCTGGACCATCGGCAGCGGAGGCAGCGCCGGAGAGCTCTATATCGGCAAGGCAGACCGGAGGCTGCTCGGTCTGGGAGACCGGATCGGGAGCTACAGTCCCGTACAGGAACTGGTTCCGGAGGCTGTGCCATGAGAGGAATCACGGTTGACCTTTATGAGCGCACGCAGGACAGCACAGACGCGTTTAACCGCCCGACCTATAAGGAAACAAAGGTCAGCGTGGAAAACGTTCTGGTGGCGCCTGCGGACGCCGGAGGACAGGAAGTTCTCGACACGCTGAATCTGACAGGACGCAAGGCGGTCTATACGCTTGCGATCCCGAAGGGCGACAACCACCACTGGGAAGGCAATCGGGTTGAGTTCTTCGGCGAGAGCTGGCAGGTCATCGGCATTCCGACAGAAGGCATCGAGGAACTAATTCCTCTGCAGTGGAACAGAAAGGTCCAGGTGGAGCGGATTGAGTAAGGTCAAAGTGGAGCTGAACCGTGCGGGCGTGCGTGAACTGCTGCAGAGCAGCGCGGTCATGAGCGTGGTAAAAAGCGAAGCGGATCAGCGTGCGGCGCTGGCAGGTCCAGGCTATGAGGTTACCACATTCGTCGGAAGAACCCGTGTGAATGCGAGCTATGTCTGCGCTGCGAACGATGCGGCGCAGCAGGATAACCTCAACAATAACACGCTGCTGAGGGCAATATCATGATTGAAATTATCGTATGGAATGCTCTGAACGCGGCGCTGAATGAGGAGAACGAGACGCCGGCTGTGCCTGTTCTGATGGAGGCTCCGGAAGAAAGAACTGCGACCTATGTAGTCATCGATAAGACCGGATCCAGCAGGATCAACCGCATTGACCGTGCGACTGTTGCCGTACAGAGCATCGCACCGACGCTGGCGGAAGCAGCGTCACTAAACGAACGGGTGAAGGCGGTCATGGATCAGCTGCCGGAACTGTCCGAAAAAGTGTTCCGGGCAGAACTGAACGGTGACTACAACTTCACCAACACGCAAACCAGAGAAAGACGGTATCAGGCCGTCTATATCATTACGTTTAAGGAGTGAAACAGAAAAATGGTAACAGCAGCAAAACCGCAAGTCGGCGGTGCAGTTTACCGTGCGCCTCTCGGCTCGACCCTGCCGACGAGCGCGGCCGAAGCTCTCGCCGCTGCGTATCAAGCTCTCGGCTACAACACCGACGAAGGCGTCACGCGGTCGTTTGACCAGGATACCGAAGTCGTAAAGGCCTGGGGCGGAGACGTCGTGCTCGTTCTGGAAAACGGGAAAACCGAAACCTTCCAGTTCAGCATGCTGGATGCGCATTCCGTGGAAGCCCTCAAGATGGTAAACGGAGATGCGAACGTAACCGGCTCGACCCTCGCGTCCGGGATCTCCGTCGTATCAAACAATGACGAGAAGGGCGCCCACATCTTTGTGATCGACATGATCGAATCGGGCAATACGCTGCACCGCATCGTGATCCCGAACGGAATTGTGACTGAGATCGAAGATATCACCTATGTGGACAGCGAGCCGATTGCCTACGGCGTCACGATCACGGCTATGGCCGACGCTTCCGGCAACACCGTTTACGAGTATTTCAAGACGGCTGCCACCACCTGATCAGGAGGACATGATTCATGGCTGTGAAGCACATCAAAACGAAAACCGGGTTTGAGTTGGACATCGACGACAGCTGCATCGACGACATGGAGCTGCTGGACGCGGTCGCAAACCTGCAGAGCGGTGATACCTTCGCGATCCCTGTGGTCATCAGCAAGATCTGCGGAGAATCAAAGAAAGCGCTGTATGATCATTGCAGACTGGAGAGCGGCCGGGTGCCGACTCGGGCGGTAGCCGAGGAGATCAATGCGATCTTTGAAGCGATAAATGCAAAAAACTCCTGATCCTCGCACAGCTTGTCGGGCAGTGCGAGGATGAGTTTATCTGCGACATGGCCGAAACCTATCATGTACTCCACTGGCGAGAATTACCGCTAAAAACGGCGGCAGTTCTCGCCAGTGGACTGCATCAGAACAGCAGATCCATGCGGAAACTGCGCAGCCAGAAGCTGCGGTCGGAGGAATACACGGAACTGGCCATTTTGGATGAGTTGCGAATCATCCGGTGGCTGCTGACAAAGGACGCAGAAAAAGGCAGGAACCGTCCGGAATCCATGCTGATGAAGATGCTGAAGCTGGATGAAAAACCGCGCATCACGGGATTCAGGACACCGGAAGAGTTTGAAGCGAGAAGAAAGATCATAGCAGGTGAATAACTATGCCAGGAACAATCGGAACTGCATATGTCCAGATCATGCCATCCGCACAGGGCATGAAGAGCAATCTGGAAAAGGCGCTCGGCGGGGAAGAGGTCGGAAAGTCTCTGTCTGAAAAAATCGGCGGCGGCCTGAAGAAAGGTCTCGCGGTGGCCGGGAAAGCGGCTGCAGCAGGTATTGTCGCTGCCGGAACGGCTGCGGTTGCTGTTGGAAAACAGGCGCTGGATTCATATGCGAATTTTGAGCAGCTAGTCGGCGGCGTGGAAACGCTGTTCGGCACCGGCGGGAAAAGCTTTGAGGAATTCTGGGCAGCGAGCGGAAAGTCGATCAAAGATGCAACCTACGAGTATTCCGCACTGCAGAAAGCACAGAGCGACGTGCTCAAAAACGCTGACGAAGCGTATAAGACGTCAGGCCTGTCTGCAAATGAGTATATGGAGACGGTCACTTCGTTTTCAGCCTCCCTGATTCAGTCTTTGGGCGGGGATACAAAACTGGCAGCGCAGTATGCGGATATGGCCATCGTAGACATGTCGGACAACGCCAACAAAATGGGCACAGACATGTCGGCAATCCAAAACGCATATCAGGGATTTGCCAAGCAGAACTACACCATGCTGGACAACCTGAAGCTCGGATACGGCGGTACAAAGACCGAGATGGAGCGGCTGATCAAAGACGCGGAAGGTTTGGATTCGTCATTCAAAGCACAAAGGGATTCCGCCGGAAACCTGACAATGTCCTATGCG